CAAGGGCCGCTTCAATGCTTCCTAGTGTAAGCCACTCCGCGCGAATAACTTTCTTGCATTCCTCTATTACTGCCTTGCGATCAGCTCGGATTAAATCAGCGGCTAGGTCAAACACACTCGATCCATGCTCGCCCGGTCCATTCGTGAACCCCGCGTCAATCGCTTTATCAAGCTCTCTCGCTAAATCGTTCGCCTTCTGTATAGCCATAGCTAAACCTCCCTAGACTTCAATCTTCACAGTTCCGCATTGTGGACAAGCGAGTAGCCTAGTCGGTGTTCCCCTCTTTATAGCCCGCACACTATCACCGGGGTAATAATCGGGCGTGCCTACAAAGAAGGGCGACCGCTCTACTACGGCTAACTCTATCCATTCTACTTCGTTATACCCTTCGCCATAATCCCCTATTTCTAGCCCATCGAATCCACAAGCCTCACACTCCATCTATTCGCCTCCATGTTCCTTGACTGTTATTCGCTTAACCCTACCCTTACCGCTACACTTTGGGCATTCGGCTATTTTCACATTAGCCCCGTTCGGGATAATCTTCCAGTTAATATACTTCCCGAATCCGTTGCACTGATCACATTTCAAGTTATCCCTCCATGTTCCTCTATCCTAGCAATCAATCCTCTAGTTCCGTGTACTCGTATCCATCCTCAGTACAAAACAGCTTAGTCGTAATACACCACATACCGCCTATTGTTTTCTCTAGCGCTATCCGTTCATCATCTGTAGGCAGCTCGTCATATTGCCGGACAGCGACATCTGCCCCACAATTTTTGCAAGATCGGCAAACTAACAAGTATTTCATTCTATACCTCCGCCCCTATCCTATCAATCATTCAAACATATCCCCGAATAAATCTTCGGTCAAGTATCCAGGAACGCAAAACGCTAGAATCTTATGCTTCAATGCCGATATTATTTCGTTCGGATCATTGTCGATTAATAAATATTCCTCATCGTTGAACATTCTTCTATGCGCTATTAAGTCTGCCTTTGTTTCATACAGACCCTGTTCTATTAAATCGCCCATGCAATAACAGTGTACCCCAAGCCTTTCGGCAACTTCGGCTAGGTCGGAGCCACAGTCTCTCGGCCTAGTCGAGAGTATTTCAACCACAACGCCACGCGATACTAACACCGTTATGAAGTGTTGAACGCTCGGGAGTGAGGCCACGCCGTCAAAGTCGAATACTATCCGCATATGTCGATTCTATCATATCGTCGTATTTTTGTCAAGCCTAAAAATAAAGCGCCTCGGGTGAGACGCCTTTAACTAAACCGGGCAATTTCTAGGTTTACCCCTCGCGCCTTTTAGAAAGCAAATCCGGACGCTTTCCTTCGAATATCATTAGCAATAGCAATCTTGCCTAGAGCCTCAAGCCGCTCCACGGCACCGCGAAGCCCTTCTTTAATGGCAGCGTCCCCCTCTGCCGTGTCGATCTTTTCAATCAAGTCCGCCGACTCTGGATCGTCCTTCAATTCGTCATAAACCATCAAACAAGCGGCTCCAATGTCATCCATATTCATCTAGGCACCTCCATATAAAAAGATAGGAATAGAATACTACAACTTATTTCTATTGTCAAGCCCTGTGCTAGTTGCATTATCTGTACCATAGACCTTTTAGCTTGGACATTTTTATACCTTCTTGAATTGACTTTTCCTATATTCTTTCCATGATCTATAAGGCTTGCGAGCGGCACCGTTAGGAGTCTCGGGGCCATGGGGAAAACAATATGTACAAACCCCGCTGTCAGTTGACGCAATCGAGTATCTGGATATTTGAGTATTACTAAACTTAGGCGGTATGTCAGCGAAGCCATAATCGTTATCACCGAAAAAGCGGTAAAACACTTTATAGTTAGACTTCATTTTTATACCTTTTTTTACCATACTCACACAAAATGGATATACTTGTCTTCCGGCATCGATTCCTTCATGCCCTCGATTAGTTCGATGCGCGTAGCATCATCTTTAAAAACAAGTGACAAAATAGGAATGTCTATATCTTCCCTAGGATTGTCCATACCATTCGGCAGAGTCTTCCTGTAGAATGTCGCCGCTTCCATCCCTTCAATAAGTGATCTTTTAACGCCAAGTTGCCCACTGCCTACAAAAACAATTTCCCCATACTTCATATTATCTCCTTACCATACTTCAAACTTATTGACTAAACACTTTTCCACGCATCCAGTAGCACAATCGAAAATATCGTCGTGAATCATTTTCCTAGTACGACTTGCAGACTTAAACTCTTGATATACTTGCGGCCATCGATCTTTCCACCCGCTAGGCCAGATCATGCAATTACATACCGATGTAGCGTTAGTCTGTATTCTTGACATTTTGTTCGCCGTTTGCGTAAACCATTCGACATAGGTTTTAGTATTCCGATTCTCGCGCATTACCCTATCGATAGCTCTAGCAAATGATCTACCGCCCGAATTTGATTCCACATAAACCTTGCTTACTGCATTGTCAGTCAATACCTTCGCAGTCCGACCTTCGGTTATCTCCATGGGCTCTTGCGTGTAGTAAACGTCTAGCACGTCAAGGATGCCATGATGAGCGCCTACCACGATACAAGCCAAATAGTCCGAACCCTCGTCCGCCGTATCGATATACGCCTCGATTCTGTCGTACTTTTCTTGCCTATCCGAGTAGGTCTTGAAATCACCGTATAGCCTATCTTTTGCCTCTAGCGGGTTTTGATCGTAGTTAGCCGAGAAGATTATCTCATCCGTACCTACCGCGTTTTTCCTTTTCATATACCGTTTATGGCTAAGGATATCCGGGCAAAGCATGTCACTATTAGAAGTAGGATCGCCGGGTGTATTCTTATTAGCAGGCATTTTTATAACATGCCACTCATCCGGCTCTGTCTCTAGTAATCTTCCGCATATATCATTGACTCCCCATCGAGTCATAATTACTATTTCTTTTGCATCTTCAAGACGTGATTGATAGGTATTGTTATAGTAGTCCCATAGCTCATCTAGCCTTCGATCATTGTACGCTTCTTTAGCGTCTCTAATCATATCGTCAAGTATACCCCATTTACAGCCTACTCCGGTTATCGTACCCGATGGTGAAGTGGCGAGAAAAGAAAAATGGGAACCTTCAAGGCTCCAAGACGAATACGACGCATCGCCATACTTTATCTTCGTATTAGGGAATATGTCGGAATAGACAATCCTTTCAGCTAATACCTTTTTTTCTTGTATCCCATCGCGCACTGTCTTCGCAGATCGCCCCGACAAGTCCTCGTTATAACAAACGCGGATTGTACTATCTAGCGGGTTATGTCCAAATATCCACTGACAAAGCATATCGACCGTTAGACTTTTCCCGTGCCTAGGCGGTAGATTAATCATTAGTTTTCTTATGGGCTCGCCGTCTTTATTTAGTATTTTGTCTTCGTAGAAATCTTGTAAGGTATGACACAATGCGTATAAATGTTTTCTATGCGGGAGATAGAATCGCGGTTTCAAGAGGACGCAAAAGGTATAGAAGTCCGACCGTGCTATTGCGGCAAGGTCAGCCGTTGTCAGATTCATTCTTGGGCTTTCCTAATCCTTTAGCATAGGCTAGGGCAATCTCGGCCTTGGCCTCGGGGCTCAACTCGTCTAATAGTTGCTCGGGAATTGTGGACACCGATACATTCCCATCTACAGCAACGTCTACCTTATCCTTCCAGTCCTTCGGCTTCCGGTTAGTTAGCCACATCTTTATAGCTCCTACGTCGGGAGGCACATGCTCGACATAAGGGGCATATACCGGCTCCTTTGCATTAGCTGGCATAAATATCTTGACTGCCTTATGATCGTATCCCGTAGCCCTTTGATAAAGAGAGGCTTTGACTATATCGTCGGCGTCTTCTTTACCCGCCATTATCGCGTTCAAAAAGTCAGGATATTTCTTTTTCCAATTAAACATAGTGGCTCGGCTAATCCCTATCTCGGAAGCAATTACGTCCTCTGACAGTCCAGCCCTAGCAAGTGCATGTGCTACCTTATTATGATACTCCGGCTCATAGGCGGAAGGTCGGCCCATTTTAACCTTTTCTTCCTCGTCTATGGCTAGGTTAATAGCTTCTACGGCTTCGTCTATTGATACGTCGTTATCTATATTATTAGACTCTAATATAGTTTCTTGCTCTTCCGTCTCGTCTGTTTTTACTTCGTCACTCATAATTTAATCCTTTGCTTTCCTAATCATTGGTTTATCGTCCCATGTCCCATCTTCTTTCATCCA